ATTAGAAACTGTATGCAGTCTGTCGTTCTGCTCCTCAAAGCATTTAGCAAGTTTAAGAAGTGATACATAAACAAGGCTAGGGTGTGAATCCTTGCCGTACTCAGCCGTTCTTAAATAGAACGATACTGCGCTCGCTGTTTGCTTTTCTTTATCGTATGCCTGAGCAACTTGAAAGTTTAATTCAGGGTTGAAAGGGTCATGCGATAAATCAACAATGAGGGCTTCAATAGTCATAGCGCCTCCGCAATCATGTCCTCAACAATAGCGCGAGGAACACGAAGCACAAAAGCAGCGTTATCTTGAAAGCCAAAGGATACAAGTAGATCGCCTTCATACTCAGCAGCGCCTACGCAAAACTCAATCCGACCATCTAGGAAACTAAATGGCTCAGGTGATATGCCAACAAGGTTTAGGTCATCGTCATACACGCAAAGTCTGTGGCGATAAATGCCATCTTTTTGACTAAGGTAATTCTTAAATAAATCTACTTCGTGAGTGATAGCGATATACACGCTACCCCAACGGATAAGCTGAGAGCCTCCGCGCTGGTCTTTCTCAGGTTGTACGCCCTGTTTAAGAGCTACCTGCTGCGCCATCGTGCCTTCTGCCTTCATAACCTCAATAGGGCTATGCCATTTAACAAAGTGAAAAGGCTTGTCGAGTATCGGCATCCAATTCTTCTCACAGTATGACTGCGATGGAACCTCTATGCGCTCGCGTGAAATCTCTTTGATAGTCCAAGTATCTTTGTCTATGGATACTTTGCTTTTCTCCATACGACCTACGCCGTTAGTTGTAGTATCGCGCCGAACGCCTATGAGGTAGTAGTCATCCCAATATACAAGGCGAGCATCCTCAAGTCCTACAAACTCCCAAATGGGTTGATGTAGCTCTAGCATCTCAACCTTGGCGCAATCTGTTACTTCAAGATTGCTATTGAGTCTGACCACATAATTCTCAGTAACAAGTCGTTGGTCTTTTTCAGGATGTAGATAAGCAAGTGGCCCCCAACGAGAGGGAAAGCGTTGCTCGTTTTCTGAGTGATAAAGAATGTAATTGACTACTCGAACATTAACAAGAATATCGCCGTCAGGGTCTATAAAGACCGATGGGTTCATCCCGCCAAATGTTCCTGGTATTGCTAAGGGAGCTAACTTGCCACCTTGTCCAACCGCCTTTTGGACTAAATTCATTTGCCTACTCTATCAAATTGACTAGCGAGCGCGTTCGGTCTTGTGATAGTTGTGTATAGACCTGCGTTGTCGCTACTGATGCGTGGCGCATCAAATCTCTGACCGCTAGTAAATCGCCGTTTGACTTTTCTAGCATTGTTGTTGCGAAGTAATGGCGCAATGAGTGAAAATGCTTGGCGTTAGGGCCAAGAATCCTACGCATCTCATTAGCCGCTTTAGCAGAGAACTTATTAGGGTCAATAACCCATAGTCTGCCAAGTGTGTTGTAGCTTTTAATCATCTCAGCAACTTTTGTGGCTACCGGTATGACTAAATCTGTTTTGCCCTTGCCGATAACGCGAAGTGAGTAACCGCCATTATCTTCAATCAGGTCAGCGCCCTCTATCTTGGCAACCTCATGTGCGCGAAGTCCGACCATCCCACCCAGGATGAACCAATCGCGGTAAGGCTGTGTGGCTTCTGCTAAAAGCTTTTCAAACTCTGCCTTAGTCACGGGCTTAGGTACGCCTCGACCAGCCTTGACATTGGGTAGGTCTTTGGCAGGGTCGTTGCCGTTTACCAAATCCATCTTGTTCAAGTGGTTGTAAATAGAGCGCAACCTTGAAACATAGTTTGCCTTGGTGCTTTGCTTGGTAGCCGATAGGACTACCTTCTCTAAATCTTGAACTGTGGCGAGCGCGGGGTGAACGCCTATGCGCCGAATGATCTGCCAATCGGTGCGAATAACATAGTGGCTAAACCCGCTTGTGTCGTAGCGGTTCTTTAGCTGACGATGAATTTCCTCTAGCGGTACAAGCTCCATGCGTAGAGCCTACCACTTCTAACTCTCAGTCAAGTTAGCCCTAAGATAAACCATATCTAGATTTGAAATAATTGTAATTTTGGGTGACTTGGGTAGAGTTTAGCCCTGTGTTGTAAATCAAAACAGCGCCAATTTTGCCTTGAAAAGTACGCCCAGTTGCTTGTGAGTTTTCACCAATATAAACATTGTAACCATTGGTTGAAATTGTGCCTGAATTAGATTGGCTTGCATCCAACGAATTGTTAATATAAATCTGCTTGCTTGAACCGTTATAGATTGCGTGTGCGATATACCAAGTTCCATTAGTCAGCGCAGTTGCAGAGCCAGTATCAGTATTGGTTAATCCGCTTGTTCCAAAATCAAGGTTGGTGCTATTTTGGTTGCCTTGAAAACGCCATGAACTGTCACCCTTGCCAACAAGGGTACTCCAGTTGGAGGCAAAATTTGAAGGTTGAAAAGCCACCATAATTGTAATTTGGCTTGAGATATTGAGAGATGAAGGATTGCCAAAACTAATCCATTGACTGCCAGGAAAGTTTAGATAACCGCCATTTGATGACGAGTATGTAATAGAACTAGATGTAAATGTTCCTGTATTTCCATTGCCACTAAGGTCGGTGATTGTTGTACCTGAACCTGAATATGATGATGAATTTCCAGCATCAACATACAAGGCAAGGTTAGAAAGATATGGGCTTAGAGTACTTGCCGTACCAACTGCAACCCATGTGTTATTTATTGTGTAATTGAGCATCTGCCCCAAAGTCGTGTCGTAATACTCCATGCCAATAAAAGGGCTAGAAGGCCGATTAGATGTTGTGCCGATTGAATGACCTGAATTAGATAAATCTCTAGAGCGACTCATTAGTTACCTGCCTGTGGTGTTGCATCGGTTGTAAGGTTTGTATTCGTAGGGATTGAACCAGCCATTGGGTCAAAACTTGGAACAGTAAAAACATCACCCGTAGGGGTGGTGATTACTTGTGAATTGTTTGTTGTTGCATCAATCGTAACTGTATCCTGTGGTGTAGAAGAGTTGGATACGAGTGTGTCATAGTCTGATTTGAGCATTGAGGTAAACTCCTCATTGCCTCGGTCAATAATCACATAATCTGTGGTTGAACCGTCAAGATTGGTTTGAGTAATTGTTTGTGTATTCATTACAACTCCGCACTAAAGCCAATATAACTTGATGTTGAACTTTGATTTACAATTCCTGAATCATTAATTGTATATCCGCTTCCATTAAATGTAACAACTTGATTTTGAGAATAGTTTATATTTAATGTTACGGAAGTAATTGCTCCGTTATATCCAGTTCTAAAAATATAAAATCCAAGATTAGAATAATCTAATGAACTTGGTGCACTTCGCATAACCACTGGTAATGGAATTTGTACAAATGCTGAAGTTGTACTTACATTTGTTCCCATAAAAGGCAATGCGTTATTTGTTGACCCTGTTGCCGTTACTCGGTAGTAGTATCTCTGACAAGCGGCTAACTCCCCCTGAAGTGTGCCACCAGCACGGGAGAAGGCAGTTGCAGTAGAACCAATTTCTAATTGGGCTTGTGCAATATCCAAAGTTGAACCTGATGAAACTGTTGCAGAAAAATCAGTACTAATTCGTAATGAATTGGCAGTACCATCATTTGGAATTGATGCAGTAATTGTTGATGTGTACCAATTAGATGAACCTGTACCTGTTGGCATAGAAGCATTAGCAACTGTATTTACAGATATATCTGTCCAAGTTGCTCCGCTACCAGCATCTGTTGTTGATGATTTAGAAAGCCTTACATTTATATTTGCCGACATTGTAGAATTACGGCGAAGTTTTAATGTAAAAGTTACTGTTTGCCCAAGCAAAGGCGCTATGGTTGCAGATTCTAAATATGAATAAGTTGAAATATAAGAACCTGACGATGTGCTGGTATGGCGAACATAGTATTGAGAACCAATAGGCGCACCCGAAGATTGTTGGCTAGAAGTTATTCCTGAAACAGTTGAACTGTTTGTCCAACGGTCAGCAAAATATCCCGAAACAGAGGCAAACGAAGTACCTCTTTGCCATATATCAAATCCGCCATTTATGATGAAATTCTTGCCAGCCGTATAAATCGGCCCTGCCCAAGCAACACCTGTTGCGCTGGAAGAGTTTGCCACGAGTGTTGTACCGTCAGCTCCGACTGCAAGGTTAGATACAGTTGAAGCTCCTGTACCAGCGATCAAGTCACCCTTGGCAGTTACGGTGCTAAGAGGAATTGCGTTGGCTACATTGAAAGAGTTATGCGAAACAACTGTGGCAATATCGCCAGCAACTAAAGCAGTTAGCCCTGTAATGGATGTACCTGTTGTAGCTGTGTAGTCAACACCGCGTTCAAGTAATACGCCGTTAATAAAGAATTGTTCAGCGCCTACGGTGTAGCTTAGGGATGTTGAGAAATCATCTGTACCGCTTAGGGAAGTTTCTCCGCCTGATGCAGCTTTACGCCATACGACTACTGTGACATTTGGGGTAGTTCCTTGAAGTCCTTGAATACCCTGTGCGCCTTGTAATCCTGTCGTGCCTTGCGCTCCATTAGAACCACTTGTACCTGTCGTACCTTGTAAACCCGTAAATCCTTGTAATCCTGTTGTACCTTGGCTTCCATTTGTACCGCTTGTACCTTGTGAACCAGTAAAACCTTGTGAGCCTGTGGTTCCTTGTGAACCAGTAGCACCTTGCGCACCATTAGAACCAACAAAGCCAGCAGTACCCTGAGAACCTGTTGTTCCTTGAGTACCAATTAAACCCTGAGTACCCGTAGCTCCCTGAGTACCAATAGTTCCTTGAGAGCCTGTTAGCCCTTGTGTACCCGTAGTTCCTTGAGCGCCGTTAGTTCCATTAGAACCAGCAGTACCTTGCGCGCCTGTTGAGCCAGTAGTTCCTTGAGAGCCATTTGTGCCAGTTGTTCCCTGGATACCTGTTTGACCTGTCGCACCTTGAACACCTTGCGTACCAGTTAAGCCTTGAAGTCCTGTTGAACCTGTCGTTCCCTGAGAACCTGTAGCGCCTGTGAAACCTTGTAATCCAAGAGTTCCCTGCGTTCCTTGAATACCCGTAGAACCTGTGGTTCCTTGCGCGCCTGTCGTTCCCTGCGCACCTGTAGAACCTGTTGTTCCGATTGCGCCCTGAGTTCCAACTGCACCTTGAATTCCTGTAGTGCCTTGGATTCCTTGTGCGCCCGTAGCGCCTGTTGAGCCTTGTGTTCCTTGTGGGCCAATACCACCAGTTTGAGCAAAAGTAATTGGGTCTGTACCAATGATAATCCAACCGTTAGATTGGCTACCTACTGAGTTTTCAATCCAGTTAGTACCTGATTGCGTTGTACCGGATACAACATAAAGGTAATCGCCGTACTCGACTTCACCATTGACAGAGTTGTTATAATCTGATGCGCGAGTAAGAATATAAGGAGTTGGGCCTGAACCTTGTTGCGTGACTACATAAATACCATTTTGTGTTTGAGTAGTTTGATTCTTAACAAGTACGCGATCATTAGTAGTAAATGAAACTCCATCAACTGAACCACGACCATTGCTAGTAGCAGTAAGAGTTGCACCTATGCCATAACCACCATCAGCACCTAAAGTACCTGCTGTGTAAGTAGCAGCAAGATTAGCAGTTGTAGCCATACGGGCAGAAGCGTGTGCGTTGTTAGAAGCTAATGGGCCGACTAATCCCTGAACACCTTGTGTACCTTGAACGCCAAAAGAGCCTTGTATTCCTGTGTTTCCTTGAATACCTTGAGCGCCTGTACCTGTAGTTCCCTGAATACCGAGGTTACCTTGAATACCGATATGACCTTGAACGCCTTGAACACCTTGAGTTCCTTGCAGACCAGTATTACCTGTGACACCAGTAGTTCCTTGATTTCCTGTTACGCCTTGTAAACCTGTTGCACCTTGTACGCCTTGAGAACCTGTGTTACCAGTATTACCAGTCGTGCCCTGATTACCAGTTGCTCCTTGAGTTCCTGTTGTACCTTGAGTTCCAATGCCAGTTGTACCCTGCACACCTTGGCTGCCTTGAACGCCTTGAGTTCCTTGTGTTCCTAAAGTTCCCTGCGCGCCCGTTGTGCCTTGTAGTCCGAGCAAACCTTGTGTACCTGTTGCGCCTTGGGTTCCTGTAGTTCCCTGTGCGCCAGTTGTACCTTGCAAGCCAAGCAATCCCTGTACGCCTTGTGCGCCTTGAGAGCCTGTATTGCCTTGGGTTCCCTGAACGCCTTGTACGCCCTGTGTTCCCTGTACGCCTTGATTGCCTTGGATTCCCTGAGTGCCTTGAACACCAACAGAACCTTGAATTCCTTGTGCGCCTTGGATACCTGTAGCACCCTGAACACCACGAAGCCCTGCTTGAGCAATAGTTATGACCGGTGTGGTCGCTTGAATGTTTATGATGTCGCTCAACGCGATACCTCAGCGTTCACTTGAACATACCCTGCGCCTAAAA